CACCGCTGAAGCTGATGCCAGCAATGGCAAAGAACTCATCACCTACACCGGCACCGCATCTGGCGCCTGGGCATTCAATGTCCACTACCTCCTAGACGGCCTCAAGGCATTTCGCTCTGCAGAATCCGTTACACTGTCAGCAAATGGCCCAGCGACTCCTGTAGTCTTGACGCCATCTAATGCATCAGATCAGACTTACCTGATAATGCCTGTGCAAATTCGTAACTGATTCAATGGCGCGCAAAAGCTCCAAAGATGAAATCCAGAACCGCGTAAACGAGGTTTACGGATTGCTTCTGCGCGCATACAGCCATAATCAAATCGTTCAGTACGGTTCCGAAAAGTGGGGTATTACTGAACGCCAAGTTCGTGATTACCTAGCTGAAGCGCGCAAGCTGCTAGCACTTGATGCTGAGCTTGCGCGTCCGCAGTGGCTTGAAGCTGCGTTAGCCCGAGCCCAAGAATACGAGCGCCGCGCATCAGATAAAGACCAACTTGGAACCGCGTTGATGGCGCTTGAAAAGCAAGCGCGGTTGCTGCGATTTGAGATGTCGTGAGCCTCGTCGCAGGCATCTGCGAAGATGCGCCGCTGCTTAGCTTCATGGAGATGCCAACAGCGGCATCCATGGATGAGCTGGTAACAAGCATCCGCAGCGACCTGCATCCCGGGCAGCTTGCATTTGTGGATGATGCCACCACGCAGATCATCGGCATCTCGGCTGGCTACGGCGCTGGCAAAACACGGGCATTGTGCGCCAAAGCGGTGATGCTGGCTGCAGCCAATCAGGGCTTTATCGGCGCCGTGATGGAGCCTACTGGCCCATTGATCCGCGATATTTGGCAGAACGACTTTGATGACTTCCTAGAGGCATACGACATTCCGTACACATTCCGCGCATCACCGCTGCCGGAGTACACGCTGCACCTGCCAGGCGGCGACACCAAGATCCTGTGCCGCAGTTTTGAGAACTGGTCACGCATCATTGGTTTGAACCTTGCATGGGTGCTGGCCGACGAGATCGACACGGTGACGCCCAACATCGCCAATAAAGCATTTCCCAAAATCCTTGGCCGCTTGCGTTCAGGCAATGTCCGGCAGTTTGCCGCAGCATCCACACCCGAGGGTTTCAGGTGGATGTGGAATACCTTCGGCAGTGATGACGCCCAGCAGCGCACTGACCGCAAGCTCATCAAGATGCGCACGGCAGACAACCCCCACCTGCCTCCGGATTTCATTGAGCGACTGCAGGCCAACTATGACCCGCAGTTGCTGCGTGCATATCTCGACGGCGAGTTTGTCAACCTCACCACTGGTCAGGTCTATGACCGCTTTGACCGCAGCAAGCACATCACGACCAACCCGCCAGACACCAGCCGTGAACCGCTGAGGGTTGGCGTTGACTTTAACGTTGGCAACATGTCCGCCGTTATCGCCATCCGGCAGGGCAGCACCTTGTTAGTCATTGATGAGATCAGTGGCGCCCATGACACCGACGCATTGGCGCAGAAGATCCAACGGCGTTACCCGCAGCGGCAGGTGTACATCTACCCGGACGCCAGCGGCGGCAACCGCAGCACCAACGCAAGTCAGACCGACATTCAGATCCTGGAGTCCTATGGCTTCAGCAACCAATCAACACGCAGCAATCCTCCCGTTCGTGATCGGGTGGCCGCTGTTCAGGCTTTGCTGGAAAATGGCAAAGGTCAGGTCAGACTCACCATTGCCGCAGGTTGTCGCAAAGTGATCGAGTGCCTAGAGCTGCAGAGTTACAACGAGAAAGGCGACCCCGATAAGGATGCCGGTTACGACCACATGAATGACGCGCTTGGTTACGTGATCTGGCGTGAGTTCAACCCACTCCATGCAGGTGCTGGACGTGGGACTGGCATTAGGCTATATTAAACCCGCCCACCATTTACTATTCAAATGCTCACTGGTGCTGACCTGCTCGCCAAAGTCAAGGAGCTTGGCGACTGCAATAAGTCTGATATTGTCCGCGCTTGCGGTTACGTCAAGGCTGACAAGCTGTGCTTTACTCAGTTCTACGAAGCGCTGCTGGAAGCCAAAGGCCTCAAGCTGACTACACCCAAGAAGCCGGGTCGTAAACTCAGCTACAAGACCAAGGTGCAATTCAACGGCAACCTGATGGTTGGCAGTGCCTACCTTGACGAGATGGGCTTCAAGCCTGGTGATGGCTTTGAGATCAAGGTAAACCGCAATAGCGTTACACTGACTGCAGCTTGATGCGGTAACGGGGTCACATGTACACGGGTTTCAATTACTACGACCGCCCTACGGCTGAGCGTAAGGTCACCCGTGTACAGGACCCCAATACTGCATGGTATGCGCAAGAGGCGCATTGGATTCTGATTGAAGACTTGCTGCAGGGCACTTTTGGGATGCGGCAAAAGCATCGCCGTTACCTGCCGCAGGAACCGCGCGAGCTAGACGAGTCCTACGACAACCGTCTAGCACGCAGCGTATGCCCGCCGTACTACCAGCGTTTGGAGCGGTTGCTAGCTGGCATGTTGACGCGCAAGCCGGTGCGGTTGGTTGATACCAGCGACACCATTACCGAGCAGTTGTTTGATGTTGACCTAAATGGCAATGACCTCAATGTTTGGACGTATGAAACCGCGCGCAAGATGGTCCGTTATGGCCACATTGGTACATTGGTGGATGCACCGGCTGATGGGGGTAGACCCTATTGGGTGAACTACACGCCACGCCAAATCCTTGGTTGGCGCACTGAAACCAAGGAAGGCAAGCAGCAGTTGACCATGCTCAGGCTGCAAGAGCTGGCCAGCGTGCCTGATGGCTTGTATGGCGAGAAGGTGGTGCAGCAGGTGCGGGTGTTGACGCCTGGTGAGTACCAGATCCACCAAAAGGGCGACAAGGGCGACTTTCAAATTGTTGACGAGGGCCGCACCAGTCTGAGCGAGATTCCATTCAGCATTGCCTACTCCAACCGCATTGGCTTTATGGAGTCAAGGCCGCCGCTGGAGGATATTGCCGAGCTGAACCTAAAAACCTATCAGATTCAGTCAGACCTCGACAATCAACTGCACATCTCGGCAGTGCCGATGCTGGCGTTTTACGGCTTCCCCAGTAGCGCTGAGGAAGTATCCGCTGGTCCCGGCGAGGCGATTGCATTTCCTGCTGAAGGCCGCGCTGAGTACATCGAACCAGGCGGCACCAGCTACGAATACCAGTTCAAGCGGCTGGAGCAACTTGCGGCGCAGATCAATGAACTTGGCCTATCGGCGGTACTGGGCCAAAAGCTGACGGCTGAAACTGCCGAAGCCAAGCGCATTAACCGCAGCCAAGGCGACAGCACCATGATGGTGATTGCGCAAAACATGCAGGACATGATCGACAACTGCCTGCAATTCCATGCGCAGTACCTCGGTCAAAACGAAGCTGCTGGTAGCTGTCATGTCAACCGCGACTTTATGGGCACCAGGCTGGACCCGCAGGAGATCAACAGCCTGCTGCAGCTTTACACTGCAGGGACCATCACCCAAGAAACCCTGCTGCAGCAATTGTCTGATGGCGAGGTGCTAGGTGATGACTTTGATGTTGATGAAGAACTGGAGGCCACAGCTAATGCGGGCATGGACGTACAAACTGCTAGACAACCTGATCAGTTGGTTAATCGACTTAGCAGTGATGATCGAACCGAAGAGGCCGAGGAAGCCGAGGAAGCAGGAACTTGATTATCACGTCAGCAACCTGCCGGATGAGATCCTAGCGATCATCCGCGTTAGCTGGTACGTAGATGGCAAGCCGGATGAAATTGATGAAATGGTGCTGATGGAAGATGGCCAGAATGGTTATGACGCATTTGCTGCAATTGTTACAAGTGCATTGCAGCGTGGTGCTAATGTAAGCATCCGCTCGGGGTATGCCGCCAAGGATCTAGGCATCATCCAATGAGCACACCAGCGTCGCTATACCGCAATGCAATTGACCTTAACAGGTATAGCAATAGCGTGGCGCGACGTGTTATCAATGCATATAACGACATCATTATTGATGCGGTCAATCAATTGCGGGCCATTGATGATCTAGCCGCACCAGTGAAGGCGGCTAGGTTGCGTGGCATTTTGGCGCAACTGAAAGACTCGCTTGGCACTTGGGCTGGTGATGCAACTGAGCTGACCGCATTGGAACTGCAGGGATTAGCGGAGCTGCAGTCGGAGTTTGTCACCGAGCAGTTGCGCCGTGCATTGCCAGCCGGTAGTCGTGATGCGGTACGCACCGTTGAGATCAGCCCGCAGTTTGCGCAGAGCGTGGTCACCACTGACCCGACGCAACTTAATGTGGTGGCATTATCGGATGACCTATTTGCAGCAGTGCAAGGCGCACCGCAGACATTCAGCCTGACTGCTGCGCAAGGTGCAACCATCACGCTGCCCAATGGCGAGGTCATCACAAAGGCATTTCGTGGTGTTGCCGTCGATCAGGCTGAGCGGTTTTCGCAGGTGGTGCGGCAAGGTTTGCTCACTGGTGAGCCAACACCAGATATTGCCAAGCGGTTGATTGGTAGCCTGCAATTTGGCGAGGAGGCTAAAACCGTCCGTCAACTGGTAGCAGCAGGCGGGCAAGCGA